GTGAGGATCGAACTCACCTTAGGCAAATTATGAGTTTGCTGCATTCACCAGATTGCTAAACCCCCAAGGTAGGACTGCTGAGAATTGAACCCAGTTTGCGCCCTTATAAGGAGCGAGCATTAACCAATATGCGACAGTCCCTCAGGATCCTTCATTGTTCTGTTCTGTGTATATGCGTATGAGTTCATCATCCGCCGGAACCATCACTGCCCTTTCTCCTTTATCATTCTCTATACCTATTGTCTCTCCATTTTCAACTCTTTCTGTAAGAGTTTCCCAATTATCTTGCCAGTATTTCACTGAATAAAATTTCATAGTTGATTATATGTATAAAGGAATCATACTTCGGATTATCTAAACTGAGATAACTTCTATGATGGGAGATACAAGGATCGAACTTGTGACAATCTCGGTGTAAACGAGGTGCTCTACCTCTGAGCTAATCTCCCTAGTAGTCTGTCATCAACACACCATTTAGATGGTCAATCTCATGTTGAACAACACGAGATTCCCATGATTTGAGTTTCCACTTTTTATACTTACCACTCAAATCTTGAAACTTGACTGATACTTTTATTGGTCTAGTTAAATCAAAATATGTATCAGGGATACTGAGACAACCTTCTTGGAGGTTACAAGTACTCATAGAGTGCCACTTAATAACAGGATTGATCATTTCTTGAATTGTATTATCCAAGAGTTTAACAATAATCACTCTGATATTCTTACCGACTTGAGGAGCTGATAGACCCATACCATCAGCATGAATCATAGTTTCTTTCATGTCTTCGATCAACTTTCTAACTTCATTAGTTAAAATGACAGGACAAGATTCTTTTCTTAGTATCTCATCACCATCTTTTAGTATCTCTAAAATCATTACTCTTCATCTGAATGAGGTACCCTGTGAGTAACTTCTGCCCAATCTTTATCAAAGATCTCAAGACCTTTATCAGTTAGTATATGATCATACATTTTCTTAAAGATTTCAGGAGGCATTGTCACTACCTGAGCTCCATTATAATAAGACCTAACAACCCTTTGAACACTACGGATTGAAGCTGACAGAACCTGAGTTTTCATACCATGAATACGGTACAACTCAGAAATAGACCTGACCACTTCAAGACCAGCGACGGATTGATCATCCAATCTGCCTATGAAAGGAGAGACATACTTAGCTCCAGCCTTAGATGCTAAGATTGCCTGAGCCGCTGAGAAGATCAGTGTGACATTCACATTGATACCCTCTTTAGAAAGGTAATTACAGGCCATCAAACCATCTTCAGTACAAGGTACTTTAATGGTAGCCACAGAACCAAAACGATTATAGAGTCTCTGACCCTCCTTTACCATTTCATTAAAGTCACCTACGACTTCCATACTGATGTCTTTGATGCCAATATCTTTGATTGTCTCGTAGACATCAACAGGACTTTTACCACTCTTCATGATGAGAGTGGGATTAGTAGTAACTCCATCAATCAAACCAGTATTATAACACTGACGAATGATACCTGTATCAGCAGTATCTAAAAAGATTTTCATTGAAACTTGGAACTGAATAGATGAGTAATATTTATAGTAAGTGGTGGGGAGTGATATCACCCCCCAGACCTCTTCACACGGAAGGGAAATTCGGGATTAACCCGAAGCCTCTGACAAGATTTGAACTTGCGACCTGAGCTTTACAAAAGCCCTGCTCTACCACTGAGCTACGGAGGCAACTCCTCCACCTGGACTCGAACCAGGGACAACAGAATTAACAGTTCCGCGCTCTACCAACTGAGCTATAGAGGATTGGAGCGGAATACCAGAATCGAACTGGTGACGAAAGGTTGGAAACCTTTAGTTTTGCCTCTAAACTAATTCCGCGAGGCGGGTCAGGAGGGACTCGAACCCCCGACCAACGCATTAGAAGTGCGTGGCTCTATCCAACTGAGCTACTGACCCATGAGGTAGTTCCTATCGCCGCTAACCCTGAACTACCAAGGGGGTTACCGCAGTGGTGTCTCAACCACTTCTCTAATTTAACAGACCTGTTCCCGACTGCCAATAGCCCTCTTGGAATGTCTCGGAACCACCACCAAGTGATGGTAGGGGGTCCAATTGAGGAGTGATTGGTGCACTCTCTGTGGCTATATCATACATCAACTGATGAATGTTCTCTGGTTCTTTACTTACACCCCAAGAACCATCATCCATGTTGACAACAATATTATCTTCTTCTCGAACACTATACAGTTCCATATACTCCATTTGTGTTTCTGTCATGATAGGTTCACTAAACCATTCATCATAGGGACATATCGGTGGTGCTGGATAAGTCATGTTTGCCAGTGATAGTGGAAAAAGTTACCTTTTCGATCACACATTGGATCTTCTGCTACCACACGATATGGTAACATTCTTTGTCCTTTAAAGTCAGTCCTATCTCCAATGATGTCATATGCTTGTAGAAGTTTAGAACGACCAAGTTCAGATTTAAATTCATTTACCAAATCAGTGGGAGCAACAGGTCTCCAATAATCAAATCCTTGATACTGGCCAGGAGCATATACTACATCAGCAACACTGTTGGGGTAATAGGGAGATCTAACACGATTGAGGATAGACACTGCCACACAGTATTCATCCATGGTATTAGGTCTTGCTTCAACCTTGACCGCTCTCGCTAAGTGGTCATAATCGACGGCACTAAGTGCCAGAATCGTTTCCAAAATCATAATAATCTTTTCTATAGTACCTTCCTAGGACATTGCTATTGTAGTAGGCGGGGGTTCCATCTGTCAAGCCCTCTGTCAACACATTATTCAAAAACAACTGACGGGTCTCTTCATAGTTCACTTTCCCAGGCGTTTTATGTAGGCTCAGTATAGTTCTCCTAAAGGATTCCCTCCCGAACCGCTTAACATCTTCTTTAAGCTCTGGACAACTACCGTAGTATTTTCTCCAGTCACTTTCAGATGTAACTCTCCTTGGTTTGGGATTACTAACTGTAGGTCTAGGCTTTCGTTTTTGCCAAAAATACTTTCTCCCAATGTATTGTCGTTGGTTTGTGAGATTGGTAATGTTATACACAAAACCGTGAAAGTCCCGAATAAGGCTCCCGTCAAACACGCTGCCGTTATATCTCCAGGGATTGGGGTACTCAGGGTACTCTTGATTTTCTTCCACATGATAAATTTTCATCTACCATATTTAGTGGCTCCTCATGGAACCACCAATCATCTATCTTTTTCGCTTTCACTGAGGGAGTAAGAGGTTCAACACCCTCCATTTCCCACCAGATATCTTCAAAGTTTGAATCCTGAGAAGGTGTCTTTTTTGACATCTTGTTTGATTCCTCCAACAACATAACTCTCTACCTCTGTTTCCTGTGGTGCCACTTGAAGTCCCTTAGAAGAAATCCAATGCTGAGTCCATGGTAGTGGATTATTCTTTGCAGCAATGTCATAAACAGGTTTCATACCAAGTGACTTCAGTCTGCGATTGGCTGTCCACTCAACATACTGTTTTAAGAGAGTATCATTCAGACCAATCATTGATCCATCTTTGAATAGGTAGTCAGCCCATCTTTTCTCCTCGTTTACTGCCCTGTCATACATGGCATAAACCCACTCTTCTTCTTCCTTGGCGATTTGTTTCATCTCAGGATCATCACCCTGTTTCCACTTGTTCAAAATATTTTGAGTGATGGCAAGGTGTTGATTCTCATCTCTAGCAATAAGGGAGATAATCTTTGCTGAACCTTCCATGAGTTTAAGTTCACCAAAAGCAAAGCTGCAAGCAAAAGAAACATAAAACCGAATTCCTTCAAGGATGTTGACATTTGCTACTGCTCTATAAAGTTTCCTCTTAACATCAAGACGAGACCAATGTGCAGACGGTGAATCTTTCCAATCTTCCTGCCACATATGACCAGAACCCCATTCATGTGCACTTCTAATGAAGTCGTCATAAGATTCTGTTACACTCGAAGCACGTTCTAGAATACGTGGATCAGTAACAATCTTATCAAAGATCTCTGATGGGTCTGCATATATGTTCTTGATAATATAAGTATAGGAACGACTATGGATCATCTCCATAAACCCCCACACTTCCATACATGCTTCTAACTCAGGTAGGGAGCAATATGGAATAAAAGCCATACCAGGACCACGACCCTGAATAGAATCCAACATGATCTGATACTTCAGATTAGAAGTATAGATATGTTTTTGTTCTGGTCTAAGTGTTTGATAATCACCACGATCCTTCTGTAGGGAGACTTCCTCGGGTCTCCAGAAGTAACCTAACTGTTGAGTTGTCAGTTTATCAAAGATAGGATACTTATAAGAATCATATCTTTGGACACCCAGTGGTTTACCAAAAAACATTGGTTGTTTCTTCGTATTAACCTGTTCCGTATTGAAGACAGTCATGCCTTCAATCTTTTTCACACTATTCACTTCTGATGACACCCTAAACTGCACAGGATTCACACTCTCCCTCCTCGGTTTGTTCTAATTCTGTTAACAATGAATCTAATTTGGTTCTTGTATCCTCTTCCTCTACCTCATCAGTCTTGAGGTCATTTGTATTTTGGTAGTAAGAGGTCTTCCATCCATACTTATATGTAGTCAAGAGATCATTTGCCATTTGTGACACGGGGACCTCATTATCTGGATAATTTTCAGGATTATAAGACCAGTTTCCAGATATAGCTTGGTCAAAGAACTTCTGCATAACTGCTACAATTTTGATGTAACCTTCATTACTTTCCATCTCCCACAGGAGAGTGTAGTTGTTTTTCAAAGTTCCATAGGAGGGAACAATTTGTTTAAGAGGTCCCTTCTTGGATTTCTTAATGGACAAGTAGTCCCTGGGTGGTTCAATTCCATTGGTTGCATTTGACACAACGGAACTGCTTTCCGATGGCATTTGTGCGGACAGTGTTGAGTGCCTGAGACCGAACTCATTGATAGATGCCCTAAGAGACTTCCAATCATGTTGCAACTCCTGTGATGTAATTTCGTCTACTTCCTGTTTGTATGTATCAATTGGTAGGATACCATCACCATATTTGGTCCTTCCAAAATATTCACAATGTCCTTTCTCTTTGGCCAAGTTATTGGATGACTTCAGTAAGTAATATTGGAAAGACTCAGAGAGTTGGTGTACCGCATTCCAAGCTCCCTGTTCACCATATTTGAATCCTAGTTTAGCCAGGTAATGAGCCAGACCAATGAATCCAATCCCCAGAGAACGTCTTGACTTGGTCGCAATCTCCGCTGCCTTAATTGGATAATCTTGGTAATCAATCAACTCATCCAGAGACCGCACAGAGAGGTCACAGAGGTCCTCCAGTTCCTCATCGGATTTGATCTTACCCACATTGTCAGCTGACAAAATGCAAAGGGCAATCTCACCACTCAGATCATCGATATGATTCAATGGATACGTTGGTAAAGTAATCTCCTGACACAAGTTACTCATATTCACCTTGTCTTTGAAGGATGAGTGACTATTACAATGATCGATATTCATAATGTAAATACGACCGGTCTCTGCCCTCTCCTTCAAAAGATCAAGGATCAGCTTCTGTGCCCCGATAGTCTTTCTTGGAACAGACTCATCTGATTCATAACGTACATAGAGATCGTCAAATTTATCAGTACCAAAAGCATCATACAAACCTGGTACGTCATGCGGTGAGAATAAGCTAATCTCTCCATCTGCAATGAAACGTTCGTAGAAAATCTTTGATAGTTGGATGGAGTAGTCAAGTTTCCTCACTCGATTGTCTTCTGTACCCTTATTGTTTTTAAGAACAATAATGTCTTCTATTTCCTGGTGCCAGATTGGGAAGTGGACTGTTGCTGATCCACCTCGGATTCCATTTTGCGTACAGCATCGTACAGTTGATTCAAACTTTTTAAGGAAAGGAACAACGCCAGTGTGTTGAACTTCTCCACCCCTAATTCTAGAGTTGATACCACGTATCCTCCCCGCGTTGATACCAATTCCAGCCCTTTGTGCAACATAACGACCGATGGCCATATCAGAACTAAAAATACTATCCAGGGTGTCGTCAGCATCAATGAGAACACAACTCGCAAACTGACGGAGAGGCGTTCTGACGCCTGCCATGATTGGTGTTGGGATGTTGAGTCGGTGTTTGCTGATTGCATCATAGTATCTCTTCACATAACTTAGACGTGTGTCTTTGGGATACTCTTGGAAGATAGTCAAAGCGATCATGATATACATGAACTGTGGAGTCTCGTATACCTTCGATGAGCTTCTATCTTGTACTAGGTATTTATCTACAACTTGTCTCAAACCAGCATATGTGAACAAGAAATCACGATCATGATTGACCCAATGACCAACCTTTTTAATTTCTTCTTCTGAATACTTTACAAAGATCTCCTTATCATACACACCAGAGTAACACTTGTCAGTGATATGGTCGATAAGATCAGGCATATCCCTCATACGCCCATACATCTGTTTCCTTAGAGAGAACAGAAGGAGTCTAGCTGCGACAAACTGATAGTTAGGATGTTCCAGATCAATCAAGTCACTAGCGCTCTTAATCAAGATCTCCTGGATCTCATCAGTAGTAATGCCATCATAAAACTGGATACCTGATTGCATTTCTACCTGACTAGCAGAGACATTTGCAAGATCAGTGCATGCCTCCTCAACCATCAGATGCATCTTGTCAAGGTCCAGAGATTCAATTCTTCCATCTCTCTTCTTTACCTTTGTACCATTACTCATATCTTTTTCCAGGTAGTAAATTTAAGTTTTGCTTTTAATCCAGAATATACATTTGATTCTACTAGTTCTGGAACCTTATGTCCAGCGAGAACCATATCATTTAGGTCTTTTTCTCTTACGTTCGGTGGCCAGATGACGACCTTCCCTCCTCGTTCAATGACTCGTCCAATGCGGCTAACAATTTCTTTATTGCGGGGTTCATTATCATAAACATAAACGATATCGCTTCCCTCAAGATCACGAATTTCACCGTCACTACCACACATAGCCACACTATTAGGGAGGAAAGTGCTGTCAAAGGGTCCTTCGACGATATAGACGGGAAATTCTTTATTAACTCTATCAAGCCCATAGACTTTTGGCGCATCTTCATCGAACATTATGGTTAAGTATTTAACAGGATTACGATCTAGGGCTCTCCCCTGTATTCCTATCAACACACCATTTCTTATCAAGGGTATGACAATCCTAGGATCCTCATGATTACTATCACTGCCGGTAAACTTATTAAAGTCTTCACAGAAATAGAAGTCACCAGAAAAGATTGCCCTGTCTTCTAAGTATTTCTTAGTCCTAGGTACATCAAAAGCTTTTGGCAGGTCCATCTTCACCCTCTTCTCAAACTTAGGTTTGGAAGTATCTATTGTTTTGAATACACCCTCAGGAGTTTCAGTCACAAAATTCTTACCAGTGTGACCCTCTTTGAATTTCTCAAAGGTATATTGTTTATGTGTCTCGCAATCAACCTCTTTGAGGAAATTGTTAAACGACAAACTCACACCGCAGTTGTGGCACTTATAATTTGTATTGTTCTTGACTCTATACAGGTATCCACGAGCCTTATTCTTATGCTTCTGGGAATCACCACAAATGGGACACCGGAAGTTATAAAGATATGGTTTTACCTTTTTAAATTTAGAGAGCCTAGAAGAAATCAAATTGATGTATTTTACATCAATAAAATCCATTAACCATCAATCGCGCTTCTCTGTATTGTAGAGGGTTCATTGACAGGTGTCAATACCTTGCTGACAAGTCCGTTATTATTGATGAACAATGTCAGGACAGCAAAACCACCGACAGCCATCCATACCCTCTTCTCTAATTGACGTATTCTTTGCAATACGAGGTCATGATCCCTGTCCATTTTATCACGGAGTTTGTCAATTTTAGCAAACAATACTGTGTCGATTTCTTCTTGTTTTGATATTCGTTCTTCATGAACAGCAAGCATTCTGCTAACTGTTATATTTACCTCAGATAATTTTTGAATTGCAGTATCGATCCTAAGAACAATAGGTTTAAGATCTTCTATTTTTTGTTGCAAGACTGCTATCTTAACTTCATTTTCTTCCATCTGTAGGGCTCCAAGTTTTTCTTAAACCCCTTTGATAAATGTACCTTTTCCTAGGCTTTCTTACTGGTGGATCGTCACCAGCCTCTACTGTCCCTGCAATTTTTCCTTGACCAACGTTATTTGTTGGCACCATCCCCTCTTCATTGAGGTCTCTAATAATCTCTATAATTCTATTGAGTTTTTGATCATCCATCTGCGATTTTCCTTAACTCCTTTAAACATCTGTCATCCAATGGAATATCATGAATATAGGTATGAGGATACTCTGGCAATCTATCTAAAAAGACAATAAATGTCTTAACAGATGACCACAGATTATCTTCTATTTTGTAGAAAAACATGGGAGTGGCAGCATCACCAAAGATATTATACAAGATGATGAAGTGATTAATTAACAGGTGAGTTTTTAATTCACCTGTATTATTATATCGTTTCAGCAATCTCTTAATATATCTGAAATGATTTAAGTCCTTCTCAAAATCTTCCTTGGTTACAGCCTGTGGGTTTTCATAATTTTTAATCGCAAAGAGGAGAAAGTTTTCCTCATTCAATTCAGAAAATATCATTTATCAAACAGGAGGATTACCATATACAGGTGCATTACCTGTAGAGATACCAGACATGGCAACAAGAATCTCTTTCTTGACTCGATACACACCTTCACTGTCGTTATAAGTTGTAACACCAACCCAACCTACACCAGTCTCATATGATGTTCCACTAACGGCGCCTGCACCACCAGCAGCAACACCATATACCCTTGAATCTACATCTGTTCTAGTCTCAGAATAAGTCTGATCCAAGATGGATGACTTAGGGAGTTGAGATACAGTGAAATTTGTTCCTGCAATAGCAACACCACTCAGACCCATGGTAGAACCAATAGTCAGTGAATTTGTTGATGCAATCGAAATGATTACCGCATCACCCATGTAGACATTAGTGTCACCGAATCTGATGACATCACCTTCCTGTGCTGAGCCAGCGTTACCAAAAAGGGTGTTAGATCCTGTTACAACACCAGTACCATAGTTTAGAGATACTGATCCAACAGAACCTACATTATCATTATTGCCCCAAAGTGCCATGTCCTCTACCTTATAAGATTGATTAGCTAATAATATTTATCACTCCTCGTCTCTTGACTTGATAGCTTTAGAAACAACTTCAAGAAGTTGATCGTCCATATCAGTCTTAGTTAACTTAACTGCTTTAGAAAGAATAACAAGACAGATCTCAACCACCTTCTCACCAAGTTCTTCATTTTCTGGAATGTTTTCGACAGCATCTTTAATAATTTTTGCTGCTAATGGAAGTAAAAACGATAGCATAGTAATAATTCATAACTACACTATATATAAATTTTTACTTATTTTTAGCTTCTTTGAGAAATTCAGAGAAACTTTTTCTATTAGACTCACCCATTTCTCCACCATTAGTGTCCCCATTACCATTCTTGGTTTCGGAATCATCATCAACAGTATGTCCATTCTCTTTACGGAGCATACCAGCTGGACCAACCATTTTAAATCCTTTTGGAATAGGCTTACACTTCTTGTCAGTATAACAATAGTAACTACCTGACTTACAGGACTTATGTCCTTCTTCTACCTCTATCTTATTGGGTAGTCCTTTGTGTTTGGTTTTAGCAAACTTCTTCACGTCGGACTTGGACATGGAGGTTGCAGCTTGGGAAATCTCAGACGAGGGACTTTCCATTTCCCCTTTCTGAGTTGCTCTAACCATCCCGAAGAACCTTTGTTGGGCTTTTGATTTTGCTGGCATGTCACTTCTTCTTGGTGTCCATGATTGCACCCTGACCATGCTTGGCACGGATGCTTGCCTTCACTTTCTCAAGTGCCGACATACCATCATAGGGTTTCTTTTTACCAACAGTATTTGCGGGTCTGGGTGCTTTGTCGTAACGATTGTTACCGTCAACTCCACCTCTCTCCATGCGACGATCTCTCAGAGAATCTTCGGTCTCTTCACCCATTGCTTTCGTGGGTGCTTCAGACGTTTTTACTTTGTTCAACCCCTGCTGCCTTTTCTGAGCAATCATTCTATCCAACATTGCTTTCTTTTTTTGCAACTGAATTTCCTGAGGACTCATTGATGCATCTTCACCCATGTGATCTGCTTTCTTATAACGCTTATCACCAGCCATCATTTTCTGATATGCGGGAGTGTTTCCTTTCTTATCAGCATTAGTAACAGTCATACGAGTATCTTTTGGTTCTTCCTTTTTCTTAGGAGTACCACCATACACTGCCTCTTCAATCTCAATCATCTCAAGGATTTGACCTCCCAATTCTGCAATAGCTTCTGTCATTCCCATAGGAGGATTGATAGTAACCTTATTTTTTACCTTTTTCTCAGAGATTTTCTCTCCAGATTTAGTATCAGTCTTTCCTTTTGGTGAAGCATTTCCACCAACATACTCAGAGAGATCAGTTCTCCAAGAGACATGCTCATTGACATCACCATCAGTATCTTTCTTATGAAGATTCTTGTAGAGGTGTTTATGGAGTGGTTTTGCCTTATTGAGGATCTTATCCTTAGTCTTATAGTTATCTTCTTCCTTCATGGAACATTCTTTTTCCTTACCATGAATAGGACAATCTTCACCCTTAGGGGAGTGATTGCATTCTTTTTTCTCATCCAATACTTCCGTTTCTTCACCCATGAAACCAAGTTTCTGCCTCAGTGCAGTTCTCTCAGTACCACTCAGTTGATTCTTTGCAACGTAATCATTAAAAGCCTTGGGTAGGGGAACACCATCTCTACGAGACTGATATCTGATAGCCTTAACGTGAGATCCAACATCAGCTCCACCATCTTGTTCTCCACCCTCCATGTCTTCTTGGAGGTTTTGAAGGTAGATGGCACTCAATTCTCTGAGTTCAATATCCATGAGACTGTTTTACTACTTTTTCCTGTACTTATTTATGAATTGTTTACCATAATCATATCCAGGAGTCTTATCTTGTACATTCTTCAGGTACCCATCAGTTCCAATAAGGGTGTTTGGGTGTTTATCATCTCTCTTTTTCCTGTTCATTTTGACCTCAGTGTACTCATTTAGATCACTAATCCAGGATTTGAACATCACATTATCTTCTGTCACGCAGATTAGATAGTTGGTTCCTCTACGAATGACCTTACCAATGAGTCCAGTATTAAGGCTCTCAACTAACTGATTGACCTTAAAAAGACCACCATTGATGTAGTTTTCTCTAAGGTTTTTCCAATCAAACTTAGGTGCAATCTCCCAAAGTGACCACCCCTCTTTGACTGACATTCTCTTTTTGAGAGTTGTCATCATCATTTTAGCAGTTTTGTCGTCGATTGTGTCAGGAATACCGGTACGATATGTCTCAAAATCGTTCTCAAGGGCCGCTTTTCTCATCTTCGACGCCGACATTCCCTCAGTTCCTTCTGCATCTGCATTTCTATCACCAGCCGATACAGTTGCCACGTCAGAAAAATCATAGAGTTTTCCGTTGTATTCACTAGAGAGTTTGGTGAATTCCTGAACCCGGTCACCACCAACCACAATTTTAACACTCGAATGTCCATCTGAATATGCCTGTTTCAAAACATCAAAAATAGTCTTAGAGTTGGGATCATTGACTATATTCTCAGCATAATCTGGAAAAGACTGTCTCATGATATCAACTTTCTCGTCTGGATCAAGAGGATTCTTCTTAGGATCTACTGATCTGGAGGGATATATCTTTAAAGATCCCTTACCTGCTGCCTTTTTAGCAGCATCTAATAATTTTTTATGTCCAATCGTTGGGGGGTTGAATCTGCCAAAAGTGACTGTGAGAGGTCCAAGATCTTCTTTAGCTGATCCATCAGCTCTAGTAGGAGCTGGCATTCTTCTTGGTTTTCCATCTCCAAATGTTCCAAATTCTCCCTGTTGAACAGGGATTTGTCGGACAGATTGTGGTTCATCTGAAGATTTTAGTTCTTTTTTTGGTTCTTCTTGGGATGGTTCCTTCTTAGTAAGCATCTGAAGGGTTCCCTTACTAGTAACAGCTACCCTAGCACCCTCTTTATCATACCAATTACCATGACCATCTCCTGTCAGACCCTTCGATTGAGCCTGATCAGAGACGGTCGAAGTTCTAGCTTCTTTTAAAAAGTTGAAAAAACTCTTCATCTTATTATATCCCATGAGATTATTTAGATGATCAGGTGTATAGAACATCCTCCAGAGCATTTGTTGTCAACTCTTGATCACGAGGAAGGGTATAGTTCATGACTAGAAGTTCCTCCTTTTTATTCTTGTTTTCCTTACGGTGAGCGAGACTATAACGGAACTCAAAAGTCTCCATATGAAATTCATCAAACTGTTCCCTCAACCAGGGGTGTTCATTGTAGGTAATCATCCAATTGTGAGGGGTGTCCTTACATGCTTTGACGAAGGCTTCATGAGAGAAACCAGTGTGCATCTCCTTGTTCTTACCATACAACATATCTTTGATGAGATATGGAGGGTCAAGGAATACAAATACGTCCTCACCAGGAGCTTCCATCAGGTCACGATAGTCCTGATTGGTAATCCTCCAGGGTTGAATGATCTCACTGATGTTAGCAAGTTTCTTGATCTTACTCTGTGAGAAAATGGTGTTCTTGTAAGAATCACGGATGAAAGCATTCTTGTTCTGTTCAGTAAAACCACCGAAACTAGAACGATTCAGGACATAGAAAGCAGTGGCGAGTTCAAAGTCATCGTCAGAAGTGTTGATGAGATCTCTCATATCAGCATAGAGAGCTCGGTGTTTAGCCTCCAGTTCCTCAACACCCTCAGCACGACAAGCTTCATCCTTGAGTTCAAGGAGTCGATTGATAAGGGCATCAGGATTCTTCTGTAGTTGAGTCCAGAAAGCGAACAGATTGTAGTACAAATCATTGACCCAGACAGGAACACCTGGATACATGACAGAGAAAGTAAGAGCACAAGATCCACCACCAAGGAAACCTTCACGGTATTCTTTGATGTTCTCAGGAATCATGTTCTTACGGAACAGGTAGTAAATGATCCGTGATTTGCCACCGGGATACCGGAGGACAGTGGGGTACTTACGACGTTCAACGATCTTGGCCATGTAGACTCATTCCTATAATTCAATATTAGCATGAAAAGACCACCCAGTCAAGACGGGTGGTCCAGTTTTCTGGTTGTCACATCATTTTGATATACGGTCCAGAGACACCTTTGATGATAGATCCAGCGTATCTATACATATCTTCCACAAGTTGATCCATTTTCTTCTTGTCATTCAGTGGTAGATTATCAAACAATTCCTGAACAAGGAACTTAGATTGTCTGTAATTTACGTTGGATGACTTGATCATATTGACAATAGCTTCTTCGTCTTTGCTCGGGACAAATCCATGTTTGACCATGGACTTTGCCATTTTCTTAGCTGTTGTGTCACTATTCTTTGAAGCTGCGTTTCTAGATGGGATATTATCAGTAATTTGTTTTACCCCATGAGCCTTAAGAACATCATTAAGAGGACCATGAGAGATCTTACCATGTCTTGCAGTACCACCAGGAACAAGAACCTCACCAGACCAACCACCAGAAGCTGTGAATGTTCTGAAGTTAATCTTCATTTGACTATTGCCCTTCTTCATTAAAATGTAACCACTGGTAGATGCAGGTGGTGACTCAACACCGACATATGTGAAGGTAGGAGCGGTCTTGTCAGTCGGATAATTGATCTCACTGATATTTCCAGTATTACCAAGTTTCTTCAGTGATACACCAATAACCTTCTCTTCCGTTAGATACTTGAACATCAAAGCGTTTAGTCCAAGGATGGTATTCTCTTCTTTCAATGGACTTGGGTCGAACCCAGGTTCAATAAGGTAGATATCAGCAGGAGACCACTTGTTTAGATTGACAGAAAGACCTTCTTTCTGTTTGACCTTAGTGAAAGCTGCTTCAATGATACCAACCTTTCTACTACCTCTGTGACATTCAAATTGCTTACCACTATATCTTTGTCTTAGAAGGTTAGCTCCTTTAACCGATGACAATACCCAATCATCAGTCAACTTCTTCTCAACATCTTGAAGAGTTGAAGTAACATCTGCCTTTGTCATTGCTTTGGTAAAGTTAGCTGATGTCAGATCAGCCTCTGTGATGTTCCCCCTCTTGACATTAAATGCAATTGAAGCATACACAGCCTGTGCCGATTCAGCTAGAGCCGTAGATACCTTAGCATCAGAAGATGTCTTGTAGATAATAGTAAATGTGGATTTGTCACTTAGTTTTACAACTATACAAGGATATCCAGAGTGAGAAGATATTACTTTCTCCTCAAATTTAATTTGTTTTTGTTTGAATTTCTTTTTAACGTTGTCTGATGCTTCAACTCTATTCTGAGCCCTTACGATAAGATTCGTTGAACGAGGACCAGCAGATTTAATCTCGGTCTTTTCACCACCAAGAACTTGGTTCAAGGCTATATGAAACTTATCAGTTGGGACTTCACTCATTTTTGCAATTCCTCTAGATAATCCAATGATACCAGTTTACTCTCATAGTCTGGTCCGAAATATTCTTTTACTTTAATCGGTACACCCATAACAGTAGGCCACCCACTTGCGACGTAGGTGTAGACGGTCTTAGTATCCTCGTTCACAAAGTGAGGCCAAGGATACTTATACATCAATTTTCCCAAGAATCAACAACCTCGATGATACGTTCAATTTCAGATTCTGTAAACCCCTGGAGCTCCAGTTCTTCTTTCTTCATCTTTGTCATGGAATCCATGGCCATACGACGTTTAAACTGTTTGTCAGCTTCCTTGGTGTCACCCTTTGACTGAGCCATCATGTCCTTATTATAAGCTTTGTTCTTTTGAGAATCAACCTTTGCCTTATTCATAGGCATATAACCCTCTTTCTTGAACTGAGGATGGTCATCAAGTTTCATACCACGTTTCTTCTCAAGACGTGCTTTCTGTTCTGCAGAATCATTACCTCTAATGTTCTTCTTATCAGAAAGAGCTTTCTTCATTGACTCTTTCTTATTTCCATCCTTATCAAAATCAAGGTAATCTGGTTTAGCACCTTCACTCATTCTCTTGGCTACGTTGACAGCTCCACGAGCTACCTTCATAGCTCCTTTCTTGAGCATTGACTTGATACCACTCTTAGCCTTAGCCTTCATCTCAGAACCTTTTCTCTGAGCCTGAGCTGACATGTTCTTAGTTGTCTGACCAGCTCTTCTAGCCTTCATCTTAGCATTAGCTTTAGCGTCTCTATATGCCCCATATGCTTTGACTGCACCTTTAGCGGCTTTCGACTTGACCGTACCAATGGCTGACTTCAGACCTCTCTCCAGTCTATCTGTCTTTTTGGCTTTAGTACCAGCGGTATCGTGACCGTAAGTTACTTTAGCTTCTGAAATAACTGTGGTGAAGATTGCTTCACACTCTTCTACTGTATAACCTTCGTCCAGAAGTTCACCAAGTGCCTCTTCACAAAGATCCTCAAGTTCTTCATCATTGATCCCAGAGAGGTCCATTTCAGCGATCTCGTCTCTTTTCGCTGTTAGTTCTTCTCTAGCTTCGGTACTATGGACAGCGCTGTACGCTTCCATAAAATTACGCATAGATGCAGACATCTTCTTTACAATTACTATTTCCTGTCTTTATTTATAGAGTCGAGATATTCTCTTTCAGTTTGATACAAAGAAGAGGGATTGAGATAAATCTCAACTCCCTTCATTATTTCTGGTATCAACCACTCATGAATAGGAAGACACGCTTGCCAGTTCACTGGTTGAATACAGTTCATTACCACAACAGCCCAAAAGGCGTTTAGATAGTTAATCAGTGTCGTCATCATTAAAGAAAGAACCAAATTGACCTTTACTGCCAAGTTCTCTACTATCAAGCATATCCATAATTTCATCAAACTTTTTAGTTTGCTCCATACTCATTAGGATCTCAGATAGTTGCTTAACCACCAG